ATTCTATCTGTATTTGCTTCCATTACCTAAGCGGGGTAAAGAACCAATGTTCGTGCCGCGCACCGCCGGCCGACCCAATTACGAGAGGAGCGCCTTTTAATGAAAATTACACAAATCTCCCCTCCTGCCCAGTAGGAGAACCTGACCCTAGTGGGTCAAATTCTCGCCAATCGTGGCGTGAAGAACATCGGCAGTTTCTTTGACCTGGACTGGGACTGCGTATAGGAGCCAGCCGCTCTCGATAACGTTGAGATTGCCGCCAAGCGGATTATCAAAGCGTTGAGGGAGGACGAGAAAGTCGGATTACTCGTTGACTGTGACGTTGATGGCTTTACCTCAGCGGCGCTGCTTACGAACTATATCCGGCAGCAGATGGCCCCTTACGGCAGTTTCCCTAGCAGCAAGATGGAACTAATTCACCTGTTCCACGAGGGTAAGATTCACGGCCTCGCCGATACCAAGGTGATGCGTCAAATTCGGGACGAGGTAAAGCCGAGTCTTGTGATTGTTCCTGACGCATCTGGCACGCCCGAGCAATACCAAGCTCTGGTTGACCTGGGTATGGATATCTTGGTCATCGACCATCACGATACCAACGACTATGGTGACAATACCCGCGTTATCGTAGTAAACAATCAGCACTCCGAGAACTACCGGAACAAAGCCCTATCTGGCGTCGGTGTTGTGTGGCAGGTCTGCCGCCAACTCGACAATATGCTGGACTTCTGCTGTGCCGATATGTATCTCGACCTGGTGGCGATTGGCCTCGTCGGTGACGTGATGGACATGAGGTCCGATGAAACACGGTTCCTCATTCAGGAGGGGTTGAAGCCAGAGAATATGCACGCCCCCCTTGCTCAACTTGCGCCGGAACTGTTTAACAAGTTTGAGAAGATGGATGTGCATTTTGTTGGTTGGAGCATCGCACCCGGCATCAACTCTGTGACTCGTATCGGCACCAAGGACGAAGTCAAGTTTGGCTTTGGGTGCTTCCTCGACGAGAACATGGAGAAAATGGTGCCGAACAATAAGCGCGGCTGCACAGGAAATACCGAGTTCGTTCGGGAAGCCTGGCGTATCGTAACCAACGCAAAAGGTCGCCAAGACCGGCGCCGCAACAAGCTGACTGAAATGGTCGAGCGGCTGATTGAGGAAGAGGGTCTTGCCGAGAACAAGGTCATCGTGCTGGCTATCGACGACTTTGAGGAAGAGTATCGGGCGCTGAGTGGCGTCGTTGCCAATGCATTGGCAGACATCTATCAGCGGCCAATCATCCTTACGTTCCTCAACGACGATGGTGATTACTCTGGCTCCCTCCGCGCGCCAGAACACGTCGCTGCCTGGGCCAAGTTCAAAGATATGTGTGCCAAGAGCGGGTTCTGCCGGTATGCTTCCGGGCATCAACTCGCAGCAGGTATTTGCATTTACGGTGACGCCGTCGTTGACCTTATCGACTACTTCAATGAGAAGTTCGCCGATGTGGATACTGAGCCGGCACACAATGTGGATTTCGTGTTCGACCCCGACGACCCGCGGCTCGTTGACCTCTGCTGGGAACTCGACAAGGTCGGTGACATCTGGGGCCAGGGTATTGAGTCCCCAATTATCGCCGTAAGGAATGTCAAAGTAGGCGCAGGATTGCTCGACTTGGTCGGTAAGACCAGTAAGACTCTGCGCATCACTTTGCCGAATGGCGTGACCGCCGTTAAGTTCCGTTCAAGCAATGAGGAGTTCCAAAGCCTCGCTCTTCCATACACAACGCCTCAGCAGTTCTACCAGGTTGACATTGTGGGAATCCCGCAAATCAACCGTTGGGGACAGTATGAGAATCCTCAAATCGTTATTACCGATTACGAGGTCAAAGGCGTTACGTATGACTTCTGACGCTGTTTGTCATAAAAAAATTTTTATGATATAATATATACAGAAAGTGAGAGAGGCGATAAAAACTTCTCCTCTCCCATGAGTATGAAATCTTGAGAAAAGGAGTTAGCAAATGGCTGTCAATATCTTTCAGGTTCCCAAGAAAGAAACAGTAAATCGGTCTATGCAGTCGAAAAGCATCATGGTTGTCGGCAAGTCCAAGTCCGGCAAATCCACGCTCTGCTCTGAGGCGCCAAGACCGGTGTTCCTGATGACTGAGAACGGTGTTGAGGCCCTGACCGGCATGGTGCCTATCCCTATCGCATCGTGGTCGGATTTCAAGCAGGCCGTCAATCAGCTTTGTACCCCGCAGGGGCGCGAGAACTTCGACTCGGTCGTCATCGACACCTACACCAACCTCATTCTGCTGCTCGACAAGTACGTCGGCGGCAAGCTCTCCACTGAGAAGCAGAGCCTGGACTTCGGTTCCGACGCCGACTATGGTAAGGGCGCCAAGGCCATGCGGAACGAGCTGGGTATCCAGCTTCAGAAGCTGGCCAATCAGGGGTACATCCTCCTGAACATCGTCCACGCCGAGGATAAGGTGGACTTCGATACCGGCAAAGCCTACATCGGCACTTCCCTGTCGAACTCTCTGTATGGGGTAGCAGAGAAGTTCGTTGACCAGATTATCTACCTCAAGACCGAAGAGGACCGCCAGTCCAAGACGGAGAAGCATTACATCTGCTTTACCAAGAAGGGCGGTTTCAACGGCACCGGAGGGCGTTTTACGCCCAACGTGGAGCGTGTCGAGTGCTCCTACAAGAACCTTGAGGACGCCATCCTGGGCGCCGTCGATACCCTGAGCGAGACAAAGGGTGTCAAGACTGTGGTGGACGACAAGCCCGCCGTCCAGATTGAAGTTGCAGAGGAAACCTACGACTTCAAGGCACTCAAGGACGAGTTCCAGACCATCACCAACCAGCTTATGGCGGAAGATACCGCCAATTCCGACGCTATCAAGCAGGTCGTCGAGGGCGTCCTGGGCGCCGGCAAGACTGCAAACAAACTCACCCCTGCTCAGGCCGAGCTGATGGCTGAGATTGTCACCAATTTGAAGCAGCGCTTCAACATCAACTGATTAAAAGGAGAGTATCACTATGAGAACCTACAACGCTATCGACATGAAGGGCCGCCTGTTCAACTACAACCTGGAGGTCAAGGACTTCGACAAGGGCGAGGCCATCACCGGCACCGTCTCTCTGGAGGTGGACGACAAGGGCACCGTCGTGGACATCAACGTCTTCGCCCGTCCCACTTTCAACAACGGCAAGCGCAACAACACCTACGACATCCTGGACGACATGATGGCCGGCAACTACCACACCGTGGCTGACCACGGCGACCAGGCCGACTGGCTGGCTATGACCGGCAACATCGACGTTTCCTACTACCCCGCCAAGAACGGCGGCGGCGACGAGACCTACGGCCTGAGCCGCGGCCAGCGCATCCGCGGCGGCTTCATCAACCAGAACAAGAAGCACGAGTACCGCAACCGCTGGACTATGGACCTGATGATTACGCAGGTCACCGAGGTCGACGCCGACGAGGAGAAGAACCTGCCCCGCATGGCGCGCGTCAACGGCTACTTCATCGACGAGTACAACCAGCGGCTGATGGAGGTCAGCTTCCAGGCCCGCAAGCCTCAGGCCATCGACTACCTGCTGGGCCTGCCCGTCAGCTTCGAGGCCCCCTACTTCTGCTCCGTCTGGGGCGAGCAGCAGATTGTCAAGCGCGTCGTCGTGAAGAAGAGCGCGTTCGGCGAGGACGAGGTCAAGGAGTTCGACAACAAGAGCTGGGTCATCACCGGCATGAGCACCGACCCCTACGAGTTCGGCGACGAGAAGGCCATCTCCCAGGAGAAGTTCGACGAGTTCAAGAAGAACCTGACCGCTCTCAAGGAAGAGAAGTCCAAGGACGCGGACACCGACGAGGGCGGCGACAACGGGCTGGCTTTTTGATAAAGTCGGCACCTATCCCGGAATGAACGCCTACACGGACGAGTGCATCAAGAGAATACTCCGCCGCATAAGTCCGTTCTGATTTAACAAGGAGGGAGAAGTTCTTGAGCCAAGACAAGGCATTATCCTATGAGGATGTAATCGCCAGAGTCAGCGGTGACGAGTTCTTCTCCCTCTTTGAGCGTTTACACGCCGAGCCTCGGTGGGTATCAAGTAATGGCAAACCAAGTATCCAGTTACTCGGCCTCTGTCATGGCGGGTCACACCACTCAGCACTTTTTGACCCAACTACTTGCAAAGTCCACTGTTTCTCGGAGTGCGGCTGTGGTATGTACCTGCATACCTGGGTCGGAAAAATCACCGAGGAATACATTCCTGAAAATGTCAGATATGAGATACAGAGATACTTTCTCGAAGGAGTAACCGACCTTGCAGCGAGACCGCCCAAAGAGGGAATTGAACTCGGGTTCACTGAACGGCCATTTGAACGGCAGAAGATTGAACCTGTCCCCGGCATCGACGAGTTAATACCAGCTATCAGTGCCGCACAGAGATGGGATAACTCACTGAAAACTCTGGCAAGAACTTCATGGCATACGACAGACGGTATTGACGCTGAAATTTTGCAGGAGTTCGGCGTGGCCTATCGGCCGGCGAGCAATATCCGAAAGCAGGTAATCAATGGTGAGGAGATGACGGTTTGCGACAGAATGGCGACAATCATTCTTCCGCACCATAATATCCGCGGCGAAGTAGTCGGTATTTATGAGCGCAGTTTTGATACGTTAAGAAGAGAAGCAAAGCAGTTGTATGGTGACTGGATGACCGGCGCTCAGATAGCGTCGTTCCCGAGAGCAAAGTATGTACCGTTACTCAAACTTCCTGAACACATGGGCGATGATGGCAAGACGTCTTACTCATTCCCGAACTCCTCGAACTTGTACGGGCTGCATAAAGCCAAAGAGGCAATAAGAGAGACGGGACTAGCAATAGTCTTTGAGGGCGCCAAGAGTGTCATGCTCGCTCACCAGTGGGGAAGAAAGCTGGGTATCCGCGAATGGGAAACCGCGGTAGCGAGTCACACTTTTGGCGCTCATGTCAATCATATCAATATGCTTCTCGACTGCGGCGCAAAGAGAATCTACTTGGCTTTTGATAAGCAGTATAAAGAAGAGGAAGGAGAAGAGTGGACTTTATATGATAGAAAGACCAGAGAGCTGGCGGAAAAAGTTCACCGCTGGTCTGTCGAAAACCCGGACGCTGACGGGGCTGGCGTTAAGATGTATCGTCTTAGGGATATCAATAACAATCTTAAGTATAAGGACGCGCCGGTTGATGAAGGCCGTAAGGTCTTCCAGGAAATCTTCGATAACCCGGAGTCTATTGCTGGAGACGATGCCGTCCCTGAGCGGCGATTCAACGTTGACATCCCAGTCGCAGAGCAGTTTACTGTCTCAACCGGAGGAGAAGACATCGTTATTACAAGAGAAAGCGCACGAGCAGCGTTAGAAAAATTAAAAGAACTTCGTCTGCCAGATAGGGTTGCAGGCAGAAAAGGAACAGGAGGTATCTCGTATTGATTACCTGGACACCCGAACAAAAGGAAGTTATGGACTTCCTGATGGCTCAGGTGGACAATCCTGAGGGAAAGAATGTTGTGGTGTCCGGTTCCGGTGGAACTGGAAAGACAACAATCATTTGTGAGCTAATTTGCCAGTTACTCGCCACCGACCACAAGGTTGCTGTGACGGCAATGACTGGTAAGGCCACCGCGGTGCTGCGTAACAAAGTAAACGCGGCGGTGCGAGAGAAGCAACTTCGTTTCCCAAAGGAGAATCTGCTGATTGAGACTATCACAAAAATCACCAAAAAGTCTAAGGTGATGGATGTTTCCTCTGATGGAGAAACTAAATACTCCAGCACTTGGCGCAATCCAAACGCATTTAACTACGACGTGCTGTTCGTCGACGAGCTGTCGATGGTGCCGCACTACATCTCACGTTGGTGGATGATGACCGACTGTCGAGTATTTGGCTTCGGTGACGAGTGTCAGCTCCCGGAAGTGGTTACTCAGGAAATTAAGAGCGACCTAGCTGGGTTTGAGCACGACCTCCATCTTCCTCCTGCAAAGTACGTTTCGGGTTACGGCATTAAAGCACTCAAGCAGTTGGCTTCTTGCCAGTTGCATAAGGTGCTTCGCTCTGATAATGAGTGCGCCCTACTTTGTCATGAGCTGCGTGATTTCTCCAAGCCGAAAGGCGAGATTGTAGAAATCATTCGGCGCTACGCTGAACAGTATGACCACATTCACTATTCTACCACGTTGAAAGACCTGAAGACCGACCCCAGTTGGCAAATCCTCTGCTACACCAATAAGATGTGTCAGCAAATCAATGACGAGCTGTGCATCGGCGGAGACCGGTATCCTCACCACTTAGATAAAATCCTGCTGTTCGATAACCTCAACCCGCTTCGGCTGTACAATGGAGACACAATCCTTTTTAAGGAGTTCCTTGAGACCATCTATCAGTTCAATGCAAGGGCAACGAGGAACGGTGGACGGAAGATTAACGTCTGTATGAAGTGGCGCGGCAGGATGCCCAGTCCTGATGGTAACGAGTTCGAGAGAATGTTCTATGACCAGATGATGGACTACTACCGGAACAAGAAAATCATCGACCAGCAGCGTATCATCCAGATTCCGGCGTTGGTAGAAGACTCCGGTTTTGCCCCGAAACTCATCGACGAGTATCAGGAGTTCTTCCGGTCGCTGGAAGGTAAAGGTCGGACAAATGAGGCAATCGTCTCCGATTTCATGGACTACCTCAATAGCAACGACGTTGATATGTACCAGCACGTTGCCACCAATCTTCTCCCCACCCCCATGTTGTACTTCGTGAAAGCTGATTACGGTTATGCAATCACGACCCACAAGTCTCAGGGAAGTGAATACCCGAAAGTGTGTTACCTCCTTGAGAAGTTTGACAAACCCCTCTTGTATACCGGACTGTCTCGGGCAAAGGAGGAGCTGGAAATTATAAATCTGACTTCAACGAGGTGATTAAATGGCTTTCTTTAACGGGCATACTCACGACGAATACTCCAACATCACCACTGGCCTGGACTCTCTGAATAAGTTGCCCGACCTCGTGCGCCGCGCGCAAGAACTCGGTATGGTAGGTCTGGCTATTACCAACCATGACAATCTGAGCGAAGCTATCGACATCAACCGGATGCAGAAGAAGCTCCGCAAGGACGAGAACCCATTTACTCTGGCCATTGGAAACGAGATTTACCTCGTAAAGGAGTATTGGGCTGACGATAACCAGAAAGAGACATACTTCCACTTTATTTTGATTGCTAAGGACAAGATTGGAT